GTTGTGTGTGGCTATCGCCAACGCCGCCCTGGTGGCGTAGACAAATTACGGCAGCAGATCACAACGTGTAGAGACAAGCCGCGCAGAAGCTCTTCTTGCTGGCCTAGCGGCGGCGGGTGTGATCATTCTTAAGGTAAGAATATGTCAACATGCAATTCACGAAAGGTAAGTCATGAAAGGTTCTGGCAACAAGATGAGTGAGCTTCACAAGCGTGTTTATAAACGCATTGCTGAAGCTGGTCGCAAGATCACTGAGTATGGGGGCCGTGAAACTTACAAGTCAAAAGCTGCCATGAAAATGCATGAAGGTGTTGAGTCGGCTGGTAAAGAGCGACGCGAAAAAGCTGGTTACTAATTAATAAGGTAACCACGAAAGATCGCTACACATTTTGTTTCTGTTGTTAAAGCCTGTTTCTACATTACATGAGGCCCGGCATGCTTGATAAACTTTGTTATCAGTGCAACGATTGATGCAAGATTCGGTTAAAGCATCGTCTTTTCCAAATTGTTCTGCAGCTGTTATGAGTCCTTCTACTGCTAAAAACTTTGTACGTGGCAATAGATAGTTTTGTAATTTATCTAAATCATTACGAAGTTTTTCAACAAAAGCTGTTGTTGATAAATACAAGTTTGAATCGGTTTTTTTAACCTCTGCTAAATCAAATTCAAATAATTTTATTGAGTTTTGATAAAGTTTAACGCAATAAGCTGATCGCAAATCAATTGGTGTTGGCGGTATTTTTTGAGCCTGTGAACTTGCAGTAGCAAGCATTAGCAAAAAGAGAAGTAGAAGTTTTTTCATATTATTTTTGCTTACGGCAAGTATGCGCGGTCAATACTGCGTTCATCTTTTGTGCTGTGCTCAATGAACTTTACTTTGAAGTGATAAAGCTCATCTATCAATTCTTTATGAGCTTTCATTTGTAATTCTTGATTTTGTTTTTGTTCTTTGACTAACTCTACGAGTTTAAGCACTGCGTAATAAATAAGCCCTAGCAGTATTGCGATGACATATTCCATTTTTGACTTTCCATGACCCAAATCACTAATTTACTGGTAAATACTGCAAAACGCAAACCTCCAAGAGCTGGGATGGGTCGTCCTAAAGGCTCTGGTAACAAGACATCCACCAGTGCCAAAGATGCAATTGCGCTGGCAGCTGACAAGTTAGGGGGAAGCCAGCGCCTTGTTGATTGGGCTAAAGAGGACCCTGCCAATGAGCGAGTTTTCTGGGGAACGATTTATCCCAAATTGTTACCTTTGCAGGTCAGTGGTGAGTCTGGTGGCCCAATAGAGATGGTTGTGAAGTGGGCAAACGAGAACTAATTATTCCCTATGCGCCCCGTGCACCTCAGCTTCAAATCCATGATGCTTTGGATGCAAACAGGTTTGCAGTTGTGGTGGCGCACAGGCGGATGGGCAAAACCGTCGCAGCATTGAATCATTTGATTCGCGATGCCGTTCAAAATAAGAAAGAAAACCCAAGGTATGCCTACATTGCGCCTACCTACTCACAAGCCAAGCGTGTGGCGTGGGACTATTTACTCAAATACACCAGCCCATTAGGTGCTGTTGCCAATCATTCTGAGCTTAGAGTGGATTTCTGGGGCCGAAGAATCAGCCTTTATGGGTCTGATTCATTTGACTCATTACGGGGGCAGTTTTGGGATTTTGTTTGTCTAGATGAGTATGGCGATCAAAACCCCAAGATTTGGTCAGAGATTGTGCGACCCGCATTGGCAGACAGGCAGGGTAAGGCTTTATTTATTGGCACACCAAAGGGCAGCAATCACTTTAAGGATCTGCGCGACAGGGCAGAAGTAGAGGATGGTTGGACGCTGCTTGAATTTAGGGCCAGTGATACCAAGATATTGCTGCCTGAAGAGTTGGCAGCAGCCAAGCGCGAAATGGGGCCTGAGAAGTATGAGGTCGAGTTTCAGTGCTCATTTACTGCGGCCGTTGAGGGCAGCTACTATGGCAGCATCTTGAACGAGCTTGAAGAGAAGAAGCGGATGTGCGAGATCACACGTGATGATCTATGCAGAACATTTACGGCTTGGGATTTAGGAATGAGCGATTCAACTTGCATTTGGGTTGCTCAAGTGACAGGTCAAGAAGTCAGGCTCATTGATTTTGTTGAGAACCACGGGGTGGGTCTTGATTGGTACGTTAATTGGATAAAAGAGAACAAGTGGGCAGATTCGGAGCACATCTTGCCGCACGACGTTGCGGTTAGAGAGTTGGGCACTGGCAAGTCTCGAAAAGAAATGCTTGAGGGAGCTGGGCTTCGCATCAGCGTTGCACCTAAGCTGTCTGTTGATGACGGTATACAAGCCACAAGAAGGCTGCTAAATCGATGCTGGTTCAATGTACCAAGGGTAAGAGGCGGCTTAGATGGCCTTAAGAACTATAGACGTGAGTGGGATGAAAAGCGTAATGTGTTCTATGACAAGCCAATTCACGATTGGTCAAGTCACGCTGCTGATGCTTTTAGATATCTCGCACTCGGTATGAATGAAACGCCAATGAGTGATTGGGGTAAGCCGCTTAAGGTAAATACGAAGTGGGTGATTTGATTATTTCTACAAAATATAGTTAGTAATAAATTTTGGAGAGATGTGATAGACGTAGTAAAGCATCAAAATTGTCCATAGAGCAGCTATGCAAATTAGACACCATGCGCCAAGAACTTTGAGAGTGCTGTCTTCTGCAATCAATTGTTGATACCAATCATAAGCAACAAACACAAAAAAGATTCCAGCTAAAACTGTTGCTAAGGCTGTGAGTCCAAAAAACAATGCTTTTATTAAATTAAATAAATTCATTGTGCTGAATGGCTCAACTGCTATTGTTTTGAATGCTATGAAGCTGAAACAACCAAGCGCAAAAAGAACGCTGGCCATTAGAAGGCTGTTACCTAACTCTTCAAGTAATTTTTTATAACTCATGCTATTTAAATAGGAGTTACTTTAAGCCGTAAAAACTTGGTACATAAACCAAATAAGGCCAAGGCTCATTGGCATGACAAAAAACGTAATAAACAACCCGGTTACAAACTGCCATTTTGTGCCGTATGTTTTAAGCTCACTTAAACCGGTTTTCATTTCGGCAGCAAAGAATAAAAGAACTTTCCAGCTGATGTACATCACAACTGGGCTAATGATGATTAAAGCAATTTGACGAATTGATAGTGAGCTTATTGGTAAATCAATCAGCGTCAGAAACGTATCAAGACACCACCAAATTGCCCAACAAGATACAAGGCAAGCTAAAAACGCCGCTGGAGGCGGGTGAAGAGGTGATTCGTGTGACGAACTATCAATATTGCTCATATTTGAAGAATACATAACAAACATGGATTTTGCAATGCATTGGGAGCAGTCATGTGGGTAAACCGCCAAGGAAACATAGAAACAAAGCTAGACCAGCTTGAGAGGCGGGTCTTAGAGCTTGAGTTGCAGATTAGGGAGACTTATGAACGAAGAGAAGCTCAAAACACTGCTGGACGCAGAAATCGAGTCAGCGATAGGGTACGTGACCTCGGAGACAGTGGATCAAAGAGCAATGGCACTGGAGTATTACCTTCGGATGCCTTACGGCAATGAGCAAGAGGGCCGATCACAAATAGTCACAGGGGAAGTCGCGGAAGTTGTTGATGGTGCGCTGCCTCAACTGATACGAATCTTTACAGGTAGCGATGACATTGTCCGTTTTGAGCCACAAGCCCCCGGCGATGATGAGGTAGCCAAACAAATTACAGCTTATTGCAACTGGGTTTTTTATCGTGATAACGATGGCTTTGCTTTGATGCACGATTGGTTTAAGTCGGCATTGCTGCAAAAGGTTGGCGTGATCAAAGCCTATTGGAATGACAAAATTGATGTCACTAAAGAGGTTTATGAAAACCTGACTGAAACTGAGTTGTCATTGCTGTTGTCAGATGGCACTTATGAGATTGTCGAGCAAGAGCATTCAAGTAAATCTGTAATGACTGTGGATGATCAACCTGAACTTGACGATAAGGGTAAGCCGATCACAGAGTTAAGCTTCACGGTCAAAGTGGCAAGGAAGTCTAAGGTCGGTCAAGTCAAGATTGAGATGATTGCACCTGAGGAGTTTTTGATCTCCAAACGTGGTTTAAGCATTAAGAACTCACCCTTTATTGCGCAGCGCACGCTTGTGCCCCGCTCAGATTTGGTCGCAATGGGGTTTGATTCAGAAGTTGTCGCAAACCTTGCCAGTTACGATGACTTGTCGTTCAGCCCGGAGCGCATTGCCAGATACTCACAAGGTGAGCAGCCTGACAATTCGCAAAGCACGGACGAGACCATGCAAGACGTTGAAGTGTATGAGTGCTATGTGCGCACAGACATGGACGGTGATGGTATTGCTGAGTTGGTAAGGGTTCTTTATGCAGCCCAAACAGTGCTCTCGGCTGAAGAGGTGGACTATGTGCCTTTTCACTCAATTTGCCCCATCCCAATACCGAGTAAGTTTTTCGGCTTGAGTTTGGCAGATAAGGCAATGGACTTGCAGTTGCAAAAGTCAACGATTACTCGCCAGATGCTTGACAACTTGTATCTGACAAATAACGTGCGTATTGGCGCAGTTGAGGGTCAAGTCAATTTGGATGATTTGTTATCCGCCACCCCCGGCGGCATTGTGAGGATGAAAAACCCCCAAGCGGTTGTCCCTTTGGCAGTGCAGCCTGTTGCATCTCAAGCGTTTCCAATGCTGGAGTATTTGGACAATGTTCAATCCAAGCGAACGGGGATATCAGATGCAACACAGGGGCTAGACCCCAATGTGCTGCAAAACGTCACAGCTACGGCTGTGGCAGCATTCACAAACGCTTCTTCCGGAAAGTTGGAACTGGTCGCCCGTATCTTTGCTGAAACGGGTGTCAAGAGCCTATTTGAAGGCATCTTGCATTTACTTTGCAAGTATCAGGACAAGGCTCGATTAATCAGAATGCGCGGTGAGTACGTTGAGATGGATCCACGCGAATGGTCAAATCAATACGATGTACAGATTAATGTGGGATTAGGAACGGGTAATCGGCAAGAGCAGATGGCGATGCTTTCAATGATCGCTGCCAAGCAAGAACAAATTATTCAAGGCTATGGGCCAGCCAATCCATTGGTGTCGGTAGCCCAGTATCGTGAGACTTTAAGCCGAATGATTGAAGCTGCGGGTTTCAAAGACTCGGCGGTGTTCTTTAAATCAATCACACCGCAGCAAGACCAGCAGCTATCAAACCCAGCGCCGCAGCAGCCTAAGCAAGACCCTGCTATGCAAGCCATGATGGCTCAAGCGCAAGCTCAAATTGAGATCGATAAGCAAAAAGCCATGGCTGACATCCATGCCAAAAGAGAAAAGGCAGCAGCTGAGATTCAGCTTGCACGAGAAAAAGCGCAAGCTGAACTGCAGCTCAAGAAGGCTGAGTTTGAAGCCGAAGTGCAACTCAAGGCTGCAAAGCTGGGTGCAGGTATCAGCAGCAACATTGAAATTCCGGGGTAATCCAAGTGGCGACAGCACCTAACTTTTTCACTGACACGGCGGTCAAAGATTACATTGGCAATACCTTTGGAAATTTGACGGGTGATGACCTATACAAAGCAGTGTTGAAAGACGCTGTCGAATATGGGGTATCAGCTGAGCAGCTTGGACGGGTGTTGGGCTTTGATGCAACTGCAGTTAACAGCTACGCTGCCAATCAAAACGCTTCACTTCTAAGTGAAAAGCAAGCCATTCAAAACGCCGTAGATTTTGCCTACAACAATCAATATGGTCGAGATGCGTCAGAGACCGAGGTCAAGGCTGCTAATGAGTTTTTCACAGGAGGTGGCTCCTATAACCCAGATTGGCAAGGCTCATTGACTCAAGGTTTGGGTATTTTGAACAATAGCCTAGAAGGCTATAACTACGACTCTCAAAGTGTGGTTGCAGGTTACAGAACAACGCTTGGAAGAAATCCAACCCAAACTGAATACGTCAGTGCGATGGCCTCCATTGGTTATGACCCATTTGATCCAAAGACTTTGGGTAAACCCGGACAGCTGTCAGCTACGGTAGCGGCTCTTGAGTCTGATCCATTTGCAGGTCGATATGCCAATGAAAATCCATATGGTGTGTACGACCCAGTAACTAGAACCTACAAGCTCGATCAGAGCTTGCCCAACGTTTCGACAAATGTATTGGGTAACAGTGTCCAGTTCACAAGCCCGGTGACCCAGCGTCCAATGGTGACTTCCTTTGAAAACGGCAAGCTGATAGTAAAAGACGGTAAAGATACCTTGACGGGGGATCAGGCCAATGCTGCTTTGTCTCTTGCGCTTAACACGGGGGCTTTGACCACGGCTGAATACAGCGACATGCTTGGATCGCTTAAAAATGCCAAATCGATGGATGATATTTATGCAGCCTTTGCTAAACCACAAGCGGTGGCCGCTTTAGATCCAAAGTATGGTTTTGAATTAGGAGTAGGCAAGACGCTGGAGCAAGCCCAGAAAAACTCCGTTGGTGTTCAGGCGTTAGTTGATCAATTGGCAGCAACAAATGGTGGCAGATTGCCAGCTAACTTTTCAGTTGCTAATTTAGCCAAGGAAAAGGGCGTTCCCTTTCAATTTGGACAAAGTGCTTATAACCAAGCCTATCAAACACCTACACAAACGACCAAACAGATGGTGGTGCCAAACCGCAACGATGTTTCAACATTGGTCCCCCAGTTGGTCAAATCAATTTATGGCAAGTTTGGTGATCTTCCAACCCCCTCAAGTGGCAACTACTATTCTGAGCGTGGGGTAGAGGATTCATTCACGCCACTAGGCTCTGGCGTGACTCAAGGTCAAGCACCAAACGCCAATGCATATCAGTCAATTGTGAGTGGTCTGAAATCTCCCAAAACAATGAGTGATGTGATCAATGCCATCAATTCAGGTCAAGAGATGACGCAGCCTCAAACTGGTGGGCCAATGTTTAGAAGTGGAGTGGCTGGCTATACGCCTAATTTACCAAGCGGTTTTGCCTTTGGTACAACCCCAATTGAGGGCTCGTTTACAAGATACGCCCCCGGCAGCTTTGACTCTTATCAGGACGTCATCAACCAGCAGCTTGGCAATGTGAGTAATACGACTGATATGTACAACTACAGTGGCTCAAGTTATGGCAACAGAGGTCCAGTAATTGGATATGACTCTGGGGGTAAGCCAATTTATGGTGTTGTGAATGCAAATCTTGATGCAAGCTCAACAGGAGGGCAGTGATGATTGATCGGTCAGAGAGAGCCAAAAATTTGGTATCTGATGAGTTTTGGACCAGTGAGATGGCGGCATTGCAAGATTCAATGCTCAATCAGATTGCTAACTCTAATGAAGATGATGAGCGCGGGCGAGAGAGGTTTTACCTAAAGCTTAAGGTTTTAAAAGAAATTCAAGCGCACTTTGAATCAGTTGCAGCAACGGATCGGATAGTAAAGAAGCGATGGAAGGTTCTATAAATTTGATGATTATTTTTGTTTCTCTAAATCTAAAATTAAAACCATTGCGGCATCTATAGTGTTTTTGAGTGGATTTTGCTGACAATAGTTATCCACAAAGACGTAAGCTTGTGACGTTGAACTTAACTTGTCAAGAAAATTTGCTTTTACAACTTTAGTGTCAGATAAGTTCATGCCTGTTAAAAATCCCAACAGCCAAGATTTGTAAAGAGATTTCATCCGGTCGTTATCTTTTAACCATAGTCCGCAATCAACAGAGCCAAAATTTGCAAGGCCTTGTTGCGAATTTGAATATGTTGGAATCAAAAGGAACGCAACTAAAAATAAGGGAACTAATTTTTTGTAGTAATTGTTTTTCATGTTTAACGATCAAGATGTGAACGAATCGGATTGCGTAGAGGCGGCATACGTTGTTTTAGTATTTTTGTTGAAAGCAAGTACCAAAGTAATACGCGTTGCTGACTCTTTTTGAAGTGCAGGTTGAATCGGTGCAAAATTCACCAATTACTACTCTTTTGTATTCACCTGTGAGTCTATTTAGCACTGCTATTTCACCACCAATTTTATTGTATGAGTCACCTTGAACTAAGGTGATCCATTCGTCTGTTTTGAATTTAATTTCGTAGGGGTCGACTCCACCCCACTTGGCAGAATTTTTTGAGTAGTCAATGACCAGAGGTCTAGCCATCGATTCTCCAGTGTTAGTTTTGCAATGTAATGTAATTACATTTTGCGAAAAGCATAGGGTTGAGAAAAATAAAAGAATAGAACCCAACAGTAAAGATGGGACTTTTATAAAGTAATTGATTTTCATATTTAGCGGTAAAGATGCGACTTGATTCGCAAATTTATCATTTTCGACCCGCCTTGTGCGGGTTTTTTCATTGGAGAAGGCAAATGAGTGAGAACACAGCCCCAGAGTCTGGGAGTAGTTCAATGACGATGAATGAGGCTGCGGGAGCATTCTTAGGGCTAATGGAGCGAGCAGAGGCACCCCAAGAGGGCGAGCAAGAGGCCGCACCAGAGCCACAAGAGGCGCTATCAGCTGTTGAGACTGAGTCTGATGATCAAGAGACCAGCACCGAAGAAAGTGAGGTTCCTGAGCCACAGCGATTCAAAGTGAAAGCCGCTGGTGAAGATCGGGAGGTTACTTTTGAGGAGCTGGTTGACGGTTATCAAAAAGGGATTGACTACACAAAGAAGTCACAACTTGTAGCCGATCAGCGCAAGCAGGTCGAAAGCGAAAAGGTTGCTTTGGAGCAAGCAAAGCAAGCTCGTGATGTTTACGCACACAAGATTGCATTGATTGACTCCTTTCTTCAACAACAAGACAAGGGCGAAGACCTTGATGCCCTGAAATACGATGATCCTATTGGATACGCTGTAAAGGTTGCCGAACGCTCTGAGAGAGAAAAGCAAGTCTCTCAAGTGCAAGCAGAAAGAGCTCGAATTGTTGAACAACAAAAAGCCGAGCAATTTCAGCAACTTCGGCAATATGCCGAGCAACAAAAGCAGCGGGTGGTTGAAGTGATTCCTGAGTATGGTCATCCTGAAAAAGGTGATCAGGTAAGACAGGACTTACGAGATGTAGCAAAGCATTTAGGGTTCACTGATGAGGAGATAGCGCAAGCCTACGACTCCCGAATGATCCATGCTTTGCACTTGGCTTCGCAATACGTGAAGCTGCAAAAACAATCGCCCAGTACGACCAAAAAGGTTCAAGAGGCACCCAAGATGCTCAGACCGGGTACAGCTGCAGCGCAGCGAGGCTCAACTGATGAGAATCTAAAAAAAGCACAGGCGCAACTTAGGAGATCTGGAAAGGTATCCGATGCTGCATCTGTTTTTGAAAAATTTATATGAGGTAATTTATGACAACATTTCGCACTTATGCGGCGGTTGGTATTCGCGAAGATTTGAGTGACACCATTTACTCAATCTCACCAACTTCCACGCCTTTCATGTCTTCTATTGGCAAATCCAAAGCAACCAATACTTATCATGAGTGGCAAACGGATCAACTTGCTGCCCCGCGAGTTAATGCGGCCATAGAAGGGGCAGATGCATCAACAACAGCAGCGGTGCCAACGGTTCGAGTGGGTAACCGAACACAAATCTCGGAAAAAACCATTGGTGTCACTGGCACTTTAGAGTCTGTTGATAAGGCAGGGCGCAAGTCTCAAAAAGCTTACGAACTGGCTAAGGCAAGTTCTGAAATTAAGCGTGATATGGAGTACGCACTGTTGAACAACACTGTCTCAAGCAATGGATCTGCTGGATCTGCTGCAAGGGTATTGGGTGGTTTACAAACTTGGCTTGCAAGCAATACTTCACTTGGCACAAGCGGCACTGCTGGTGCAAGTGGAACAACTGCTCGTGTGTCAGGTACAAACCGAACCTTTACTGAGGCACTTCTGCAGTCTGTTGTGAAATCAGTATTTACCAATGGCGGTACACCAAAGATTCTGATGGTGACCCCGGCTCACAAGCAGGTAGTTAGCTCTTTTGCTGGTATTGCAGCACAGCGCTATATGGCCCCTGCTGATGCACCGACAACCATCGTAGGTGCTGCCGATGTGTACTTGAGTGATTTTGGCTCTATGAGCGTTGTACCTAATAGGTTCATGCTCAATGGTAACGGCGGCGATGAAACTGCTTTTGTGCTTGACCCTGAGTACGCAGCAATTGCTTATTTGCGCCCATTCCAAACGAATGATTTGGCTAAGGTTGGTGATTCTGAGAAAACCCAACTTTTAGTTGAATACACGCTTGAAGTTCGCAGTGAAGCCGCCCACGGCATCATTTCTGATCTAAGTTAATTGCCATGAGGATTGGGGACAAGGAAACTTGTCCCCTTTTTTACAAATGAAATTTCGTGATCAAAGAGTTCATGCCAATGGAGATAACGGCGTTGTCATTGAAACGGCTCAAGATGTCAGCGGCATTATTGAATCTAACAAAAAGAACTTTAATGCCTACGATGAAAAATCACGTTGGTCGGATGAACTCTTTGGTAACCGAATTGCAAGTATTCCACTCACAGTCATTGATGAGTTAAATAAACAAGGCGTCATGCGCGGCTTTGCTGTGTTAGATGAACCCAGATTCAAGGCTTGGCTTAACCATCCGGACAACCGAGCATTTCGAACGAGGCCGGGGAGGGTCTAAATGGCTTTCAGTACTTATACAGAACTCAAAACTGATGTGGCTGCGTATTTAGGTCGCTCAGATCTGAGCTCAAAAGTTGAAGATTTCATCCGATTGGCAGAAATACGCCTAAGGCGTGTTCTGCGTATTCGCGCAATGTTGTCCCAATCGACACTCACAACGGTCGCAAGTACGGCCTCAGTGGCCCTGCCAAGTGACTTTTTACAGCTGCGTGAGTTGCATATTAGTAGCACTCCCGTAGGTGCTTTGGCCTATAACGCACCCACTGCTTTTTACGGAAGCGGTATCACCAACGTCACGGGTCGCCCAGAAATCTTCACAAGCATCGGCAGCAATTTGGTTTTGGCTCGAATACCCGACAGCGTTTACAACTTGTCTCTTTTGTACTATCAAAAGCCCCTATTTTTATCGTCCAGCAACGCAAGTAATGTTTTTTTAACTGAAGCACCTGATGCATTGCTTTATGCAGCGTTGGGTGAGGCAGAGCCATACCTTATGTCCGATGAGCGCCTTACCGTTTGGGCTGGATTATTTGAAAGAGCGTTAAGTGACTTAAGTTCAAGTGACGATGCCGCAGAGTTTGCTGGTAACCCCTTACGGATGCAGGTGGTCTGATGCCAATGGTCAGTTTTGGTGAGTGGCTTCCAGACCAGCCCGGTATTGCTGGGTCTCTAACCGAAGCCTTAAATGTGGTGCCCCAAGCCATTGGCTATGGACCTTTGCCAGCAGTGGCCGAAATTAGCTCGGCTGCTTCAGAAGCTTTGAACGATTTATTTGCAGGGCAGTTTTCAGGAAATATTACACTTTTTGCATCATCAGATACCAAACTTTTCACATTTAGCAACACAACACTTTCATTGAGCAATGTCAGCAAGGCGGGCGGTTATTCAGGTACTAGGTGGAATTTTGCTCAATTTGGAAAAATTGTTTTAGCAGCCAATGGAAGTCAAAAAATTCAAGCCTACTCGTTAGGCGTTTCAGCATTATTTGCAGACGTTGCTGCTGCGGCTCCCGCTGCTAAGTTTGTAACTGTCATTCGTGACTTTGTTGTAGCCGCCCACACGACCGCAAATCCAAACCGTGTTTACTGGTCAGACATCAATGATGAGACCAATTGGACAAGTAGCACCACAAGTCAGTCTGATATTCAAGACATCGCAGACGGCGGCAACATTCAGGGCATTGTGGGCGGTGAATTTGGAATTGTTTATAACGAGCGAAGTATCTCTCGCATGAGCTATGCGGGATCACCCTTATATTTTCAATTTGACACCATCAGTCGAGGGCTTGGGTGCTTGGAGCGAAACTCTATCGCCCAGTTTGGCTCTGTCTCTTTCTTTTTGAGCGATGACGGCTTTTACATGTGTGATGGGCAGTCAATCAAACCGATAGGCGCTGAAAAAGTAGATCGGTGGTTTTTTAATGACATTACACTTTCGCGAATAGGTGAGATGAGTGCAGCCGTTGACCCTGTTCGAAGATGCGTATTTTGGTGTTACCCAAATTCAGTCAGCGGCGGAAGGTCTCTGCTGATTTATAACTGGCAAGTCGGTCGTTGGTCTCATGGTTACACAGACGCTCAGTACATCGCAGAGGCTGCTACAAATGCAATGACGCTTGAAGCACTTGATAACTATGGAAATTTGGACAATTTGTCAGTTTCACTTGACTCTCGATTTTGGTCAGGTAATAAGTTACTTTTAGGGGGTGTTAATGGCACCAAGGTGGTTACGTTTCAAGGAAACAATTCAATTTCTGAAATCATCACAGGTGACTTAAGTTCTACCCCCTCACTGATAAAACTCGCAAGGCCTCAAATTGACGGTGGTTCTGCTTCCGTTTCAGTTGCATCTCGAAGTCTATTAAGTGACTCATTGATTTACACCAACGCAGTTGCTGCTGACAGTGAGAATAGAGTAGGGTTGCGCTCTCATGGTCGATATCACCGTATCAAAACGATTCCCACTGGCTCTTGGACTACAGCTGTTGGGATTGATTTAGATATCGTGAACCGAGGCAAGCGATGAGTTACAGAGTTTTACCAAGCTTTGGTGGAGACCCACGGTCTGTCGCTGAAGTAGTTAATCAAGCCATGAATGGCAAAACAAACAATATTGGATCAATTACGTTGGCTGCTTTAAGCGCCACGCTTACAACGCTGTCTGATGCTCGAATTGGCGCAGATTCGGTTATTGTTTTAATGCCGAAAACAGCTAATGCAGCAGCTTGGATGAATCTGGTTTATGTCAGTTCACGCACAAACGGTTCTGCAACTCTCTCACATAGTGCCAACTCGGCAGTTGATAGATCGTATTCGTATTTGGTTGTAGGTTGATGGATGCTGTTTTTATCAAACCAGATGAGCTTCGAGCTTGTTGGTCCTTTATCCGTGCAGGTTTACTAACAATTCAAAACAAATCACCAGAACCTTGGATCCCGGAAGACGTATACGCAGACTGTTATTCGGGGCGCTCAATGTTATGGCTTCTTGCAATTGGCAATGAGCCAGTTGGCTTTGGTGTTCTTCAGCCAAAAGGTGAGGCTCTTCATGTCTGGTGTGCCTATCTGGCTGCGCCAGTTCATTTTGATGAAGCTTGGCAACACCTTCAAACAATTGCTAAACAAGAAAAGTCTAAGAGGTTGACTTTTGAGTCTTGGCGACCCGGATGGGTTCGCAGAGCAAAACAATTAGGTTTTAAGCCCCGTAGTTGGGCAATGGAGGTTTTATGAGTGGTGGTGGTGGAACAAATACAGTGACGAGAACAGAACTCGACCCAGCAGTGCGCCCGTATGTGCAATACGGTTTAAGTGAAGCCCAAAATCTTTATGAAGCGCCAACAACCCCTAGTTTTTACCCCGGTCAAACTTACGTCTCGCCTTCTCAGCAGACGCAGTCCGCTATGGTTGCAGCCCAAAACCGGGCATCGATGGGAAATCCCCTAAACCCGGCAGCGCAAGCGCAAGCACTCTCGACTATTCAAGGTAATTACCTAGGTGGTAATCCATTCTTTTCAGGGGCGTTCAATACGGCAGCCAATGCTGCGCAAACCTCATATCAAGATGCCATGAACTCAATTAACTCCAATGCTAGCAAAGCCGGGCGGTACGGAAGCAATGCGATGGGCCAATTACAAGACAGAGCTACTGGTCAATTTGCGCAGTCATTAACCAATACGGCTGGAAACCTTGCATACCAAAATTATGACGCTGAGCGAGCAAGGCAGCAAACTTTGATTGGCGCTGCCCCACAGCTTGCACAAGCAGACTACACGGACATCAACCAGATGCTCAATTTAGGACAGATGTCTGAGGGATATCAGCAAGCGGCGCTGGATGATTCAATCCAAAGATTCAACTTTGATCAGAACTTGCCCCAAGCCAAATTGAACTCGTATCTCAACGCAGCTTATGGTTCACCTCAAGGCGGTATGACAACTCAGCCCACATACAGGAACCCACTGGCGGGCGCTATCGGGGGTGGTATTGTGGGTAATTCTTTGTTTGGTGGCACACCCTTAGGGACAGCGGGCGGCGCAATCCTTGGAGGTATCTTGTCGTGAGCGGGTTCGAGCCACTTCTTGCGGCTGAAGCTGCAGGTGCTGTTGCAGCCCCGGCGGCTGCAACAACTGCGATCGAAAGTGCAGCCCTAGCCGCAGAGGCTGCAAACACTGTTTCCCCCTACATAACGGGAGAGGCTTCAAAGGCAATTGCAGCAAAAGCAGGTGAGGCTGCAGTACCCGGCTTGATCTCGCCAAGTCAGGCAGCTACTGGGCCTTTATCTGCCAACGCCAATCTTTCAAAATCTTTAGGAAGTAGTGGCCTTCAAGCTCTGATGTCACAGCGCCCTCAAGGTGGTGGGGGTGCTCCCGCCATGAGAGCTACGCGGCCCATGCAAGCCGATCAGATATCAAGTTTGTTGGAAATTAAACGGCGTAAGCGTGAACCGCTATCGCTTATGTAAGGAAACTGTATGGACGAATATCTGCAACGACTTTTTGGACAGTCTCCTAGCTACTTACCCGGCTTGTTGGGGGACGAGCAGTCTAGAAAGCTAAACGAGCAAGCAAATCAGTCTGGGCTGATGGGTGTTGGACTTTCTTTGCTCGCCAACTCTGGTCGCTCCCCTGTCAGGCAAGGGCTTGGACCACTGGTTGCGCAGGGTTTACAACAAGGACAACAAGCGTTTAAAGGTACTTATGACACTGCGATCAATGAACAACTGACGGGTGCAAAAATTTCAGAAATGAAACGCATGCAAGATGCCAGAGCTGCATTGAGAACCAAGTTGTCTGAAACATCCAAAGACCCAAGTGGATTAAATATTGCAAAGGTTTACAGGGATGTGGCATCTGATCCTGATCTACCTCCACAGCAAGCCAAGGTGTATATGGAATTGGCAGACAAATACGACCCGCCTGATGAGTTTTCGACCACCCCATCGACCTTTATGTCGGCCAAGGGAATGCCCATCGTTGCTCAAATCAGTAAACAAGGCAAGATGCGTGTGCTAGATGTCATGCCACTACCTAATACTGAGCAGATTGACGCTGGTAACTTTATTTTGGTGAGAGACAAAAACACGGGACAAACGGTTGAGAAAATCAAGAAATCAATGACACCCGGCGAGCTTGCCGCAAATGGCATCAGTGGTGGAAGATTGCAGCTTGAAAGAGATAAATTTAATCGTGAAGGTGTTGAAACCGTAACTGATCCCTCTGGTCAAGTATCGACATTCAATAAATTCAACCCTCAAGCGGGAGTCACCCAAGTACCCGGTGCGATTTCAAAGGATGGTGCAAAACTACCCGAGAGTCAGCAAAGGGCAATCATTGGTGCACAAAACACATCAAACGCTGTTCAATCTTTTGTGGCTGCTTTACAAGACCCCCAAAACAAAGATTTCACGAACATGACGACTCGTGCAAATCTAAGTACTAAATACAAAAATATGCTGCTTCAAGCAAAAGAGGCTTACGGATTAGGTGTTTTAAACGGTCCCGATTTGGCAATACTTGAGGGAATTGTCACTGATCCTAATTCCGCTAAAGGTTTGATAACTGGGCGGGCTAACATAAAAAATCAAGCAAATGAGCTAGACCGGATTGTCAAAAGCATGGGTGCAGTATCTGCACAAAAAGCCCCAGATGTTGCTGCAAACTTAAATAAGGCTCAGCCTAGTAAATCTAAACCCGCATCGGGATTTACACAACAGGAATGGGACGTGATGACGGATCAGGAGCGAGAGCGATGGAAGAACTGAATTCCGATAAAGAGAAGATGCTAATGATTGCTCGTGCAAGACTTCGGTTGCAAGAGCAAGAGGCAGCAAAACAATCAGCTGCAACGACTGATACACCCGTTGTGAACGAGAACTTTCAACGTGGCGCTTCTCTTTCAGCACCCGTCAGAGCTTTGATGAATGCAACACAAGGGCCAACATTCAATTTGATGGATGAAGCCTACGGTGGTTTATGGGGTGCAGTTGACACACTTACGGGCACAGGGGTGGGGCGTAAAGGCCCCGAGACTTTTACTGAAGCGTACCGAAGAAACAGAGATTTCTATCGCGGTGCAGACATATCGCGAAGCAAAGAAGCTCCCTTTACGTCAGGCGCATCACAATTCATTGCAAGCTTGCCGCTAGGAGGTCCTGCGGCTAAAGTAATTAAGCAAGCATTGCCAGTTGTCAAGAACCCATATGGGGCAGCAGCACTAACCGGCGGGGGCTTTGGCCTTATTGGAGGCGTTGGATCATCAGAGGAAGTCGGCGACATACCGAAAACAGCTGGTATTTCAACCTTATTAGGTGCGATTTTAGGCCCAGCAACTGAAGGCGTTAAAAATGCCGTTGTTAATGTTGGACAAAATGTTGGTGCCAGATTTGGGCTTAAAGACACAAAGGACTTGGCAGAAAGACGTATTGCAGAAGCGATGCTTCGCGATCAGAGCGGATCAAATCAGGCAGCGGCAAGGCTCAATAAATTAGGTCCTGAGGCAACGCTTGCAGACTCAGCCGGTACAAATACTCGAAACCTTTTAGACACGATGGCTACGCTGCCGGGTAAAACCCAAAATGCAGCGGAGAACATGATCAACCAGCGCCAAGCTGGGCGGGCCGACAGGCTTCGCTCATCTGCCGAATCGGGTTTGAGCCCCCAAGGCCAAAGGCTGCCACCATTTGTTGAAGATTTAAATGCAAAACGGAAAATTGCTTCAGCCCCTTTGTATGAAAAACTTCACAAGATTGAAGTACCTCTTGATGATGAGACTCGAACTCTTTTAAGAGCAGCGGAACAAATTGGTGCTTTTGAAAAGGGCAGGGAACTTGCGGTATTGGACAGAGTGCCATTCACAATTTCAAGCTTTAAAGATTCCTCTCCTGTAAAAGCTGGGATGAGAGATTTGGACTACGTCAAACAAGGGATGGATGGTTTACTGGCGAGTTCTAAATCGGTTGATAAGGAGGGCAAACTCACTCCCTTTGGACTCAAACTTGCAAATTTAAAAGATTTGATTGTTGGAAAGCTTGATACAGCCACAACTGACCCACGCACGGGGGCGGTCTTGTACAAACAAGCAAGAGATGCATATGCGGGGCCAAGCCAGTTGATTGATGCTGCGGAAGCTGGACGGCGATTGATAAACCTTGATGCCGTATCAATCAATAAGCGGGTTCGCAGCATGGGGCAGTCTGAGTTTGAGGCTTTTCAAGTTGGGGCGTTTGAGGGCCTGAGACAAAAGCTAGGAACGATGGGGGGCCAAACACAGATGATGAATATGTGGAAGGAGCCTTCAACCAGAGAGAAGCTCAAAGAGGTATTTCCATCAGAGCGGGCATTTAGAGAGTTTGCCTCAACAGTGGCTGCTGAAGCCCGACTTAAAAAATTGGAGTCTGTCGGACGCGGCTCGCAGACTGCAGGTCGTGAAGCAAGAATGGATGATCAAAGCGCACAGTTGATGAAAGACCTTGGCGCTGCGGGAACTGCTGCCAAAACTGGCGATCCTTTGGCATTGGCTACAACGGTTAAAAACATTGCAGGTCGCACGATGACTCCAGAAAATGTTAGAGACCAGATTGGCAGCATTTTGCTTAAGCGTGGGGGTGAGGCACAAACACAAGCGCAGTCATTGAAAGACATTCTTGAAAAGATTGACAGGGAGCGAATTTATGGTGGCGCACGATCTGGCATCTTTGGCGCAGAAGCTGCAGCGGGAGTTAGCAATCGATTGAACTCATTGCTCTATTGATAAAAACACGCAATTTAAACCGCCTTAGGGCGGTTTTTGCATTTAAGGGACTTATATGGCACGGACAAAAATATCTGAGTTTTCATCAACTCCAGCACTGAACACGGATATTGATTCAATCAACACGGGCGAGGGCATGGCTCCAAGTCTAGTAAATGACGCGATCAGGGAGTTGATGAGCCAACTCAAAGATTTTCAAACTGGCGCAGCGGGAGATAGTTTTACCGTTGGTGGAAATCTGGCAGTAACTGGTACTTCTTCTTTGACCGGAACTGTGACAGCAACAAATGGATTTTCTGGCCCAATTACCTCTTCGAGTGTGGCTTTCACGGGTGGCACTATCAATGGTGCTGTGATTGGTGGATTAAACCCACTTGCAATCACTGGTACAAGTGTTACATCAACCACAGGCTTTATCGGCAACCTTACAGGCAGCCTTGCTGGCAATAGTTCTGGTACGCACACGGGTGCAGTAATAGGCAACGTTACAGGTAATGTCACAGGTAACGTCACTTCAAGTGGTACATCAACATTTAATAATGTGACGATAACTGGTCTTTTAGATATGGACAGTACAACAGCGTCCACAATCACAGGCCTAGCGAATCCAACAAACAACTCAGATGCAACCACTAAACTTTATGTTGATAACGCTACAGCCTTAAAGTTAAATCTTATAGGTGGATCCCTTTCTGGTTCATTAGCAATGAGCGGAAACAAGATCACTGACCTTGGAACTCCAACATTAAGTACAGATGCAGCTACTAAGGCATATGTAGATACAGCAGATGCTTTTAAGCTTAATCTGGCTGGCGGTACTATGTCCGGTGCTATCGCTATGGGAAGTTATAAGATTTCAGGTCTTGGCACACCAACATTTAGCTCAGATGCAGCAAATAAAAGTTACGTTGACTCAACTATTAGTAATTTAGTTGCTTCTGCCCCCGGCACGCTAGATACATTAAATGAACTTGCATCGGCATTGGGTAATGATGCGAGTTTTTCGACAACTGTAGCAAATTCAATTGCAACCAAATTACCACTTGGTGGGGGCACTATGTCTGGTGCTATTGCAATGGGTACCAGTAAGATTACTGGATTGGGCAATCCCACACTTGCTCAGGATGCTGTAACTAAAACTTATGTTGATACTGCTGACACATTGAAATTAAACGTCTCTGGCGGCACTATGTCTGGCGCTATTGCAATGGGAGCTAATAAAATTACAGGCTTGAGTGATCCCACCTTAGCCCAAGATGCTGTCACTAAAATTTATACAGATTCAGCAACTTCACTAAAACTGAATCTCACAGGTGGCACTATGTCTGGTGCTATTGCAATGGGAACTAACAAAATCACTGGAGTTGGCGATCCCACCTTAGCGCAAGATGCTGTTACCAAAATCTATGCAGACACAGCAAATTCATTAAAGCTAAATATTGCAGGTGGAACCATGACAGGTGCCATTGCAATGGGAGCTAATAAGATAGTGGGCTTAGGTGATCCAACAGCAAATCAAGATGCAGCAACCAAACTTTATGTAGATGGGATTTTAGGTAGTGCAACTGCCTCTGCTGCAAGTGCAACTTTAGCAAACACTTACGCTACCAACGCAAGCACAAGCTCATCACAAGCTTCCACTTATGCGGGTAACGCCAGTACTAGTGCAGTTAATGCAGCACAAAGTGCAACTAATGCTGCCGCTAGTTATGACGCATTTGACGACAGGTATCTAGGCTCTAAGTCATCTGCGCCAACATTAGACAATGATGGCAACGCTTTAATTACAGGTGCTTTGTACTGGAATACAACTTCAAATAATTTATTTGTTTGGAGTGGTTCTACATGGACAAGTGCGGCATTTACTGCAAGTGGTTTTGCGACGCTAACAGGCGCTGAGACTTTAAGCAATAAAACTTTGACTAGTCCATTTCTAACAACGCCTATTCTTGGAACTCCAACATCAGGAAATTTCAGCACTGGCACATTTACTTGGCCGACTTTTAATCAAAACACAACGGGAACAGCTTCAAATGTTTCAGGAACAGTTGCTGTTGCAAACGGCGGTACAGGTGTCACAACTTCAACTGGTTCTGGCTCAAATGTTCTTTCTACATCACCAACTTTGGTGACGCCTATTCTTGGAACTCCAACATCAGGAAATTTCAGCACTGGCACATTTACTTGGCCGACTTTTAATCAAAACACAACGGGAACAGCTTCAAATGTTTCAGGAACCGTAGGAGTTACAAATGGTGGTACAGGTTTAGCAACTACGCCAGCAAACGGTGCGCTAGACATTGGTAATGGAATAGGATTTACCCGCGCAACTCTTACAGCAGGTTCTGGTGTGACGATCACCAATAGCGCGGGGGGTATTACTATCGCCGCCACAGGTTCTGGAGGTACTGTTACCTCAGTCACGGGTACAGCGCCGGTTGTCTCCTCTGGTGGAACGACTCCCGTAATCAGTATGGCGGCTGCATCATCAACAGTCAGCGGGTATCTGACCTCAACAGACTGGAGCACATTTAACGGCAAACAAGCTGCTGGTTCATATGTAACAGTTGGTGGTGCACTAGGAACACCCTCTTCGGGAACACTTTCAAATTGTACTTTCCCAACCCTAAATCAAAATACTACAGGAACTTCTGCAAACGTTACGGGAACGGTTGCAGTTGCTAACGGTGGATCAGGAACTTCAACTGCTCAAGGCGCAATAAATACTTTTGCGGGTGGCGTTACAAGCGGCTCTTATTTGCGAGGCAATGGCACAAACGTAACTTTGTCCACAATCCAAGCAGGTGATGTACCAACACTAAACCAAAACACGACGGGAACTTCATCAAACGTCACTGGAACTGTTGCACTTGCAAACGGTGGTACGGGCTCAACCACAGCCGCAACTGCTAGAACGGCTTTGGGTGCTACCACTTTAGGTGCAAATCTTTTCACACTGATAAATCCAAGTGCGATATCTTTTCCAAGGTTCAACATTGATAACACTGTTTCTGCGCTTGATGCAGCTACATACCGAACTGCAATCGGTGCGGGTACAGGAAATGGATCTGTAACTAGTATTACGGTAACTGCTGGAACAGGAATGTCAGGTGGTGGAACTGTATCGACAAGTGGAACAGTGACTTTAACGAATTCAGGAGTAACAAGTCTAGCTGCTGGGACTGGAATTTCTGTTAGCACGTCAACTGGTGGAGTTACGGTGACAAATAGCGGAGTGACGTCTGTCAATGGATCAACTGGAGCTGTAACGGTAGCCAGTGGTACACAAGCATTCGTTGCTTTTGGTGCAACGGGCGGCTATTAAATTTTTAGGAGAAAGATATGCCACAAACAGTAGCAATGCAACGAGGTTCAGTAAGCGGATCTGCATCAGGAGCTTGGATTACTTTATTTACGCAATCATCGGGAATTGCAACAAGGGTAATTCCAATCAATTTTGAACAATATTTTTCGCAAAGCCCAAACAACAACACCGGATATTTCCAAATGGCAATTGTTTCTAGTTCCGGTGGCGGTCAAATCATTACTTCAACAAATGGTGGTGGTTCAAACAATATAGCGGGTTTTCAAATAACTTGCACAAATACTAACGCGGCAGATATTGCGGCAGTTTCTACTATTGCGGTTGCCAAAAGTATTTTTTGGAGAAGTTCGGCAGGAGCAAGTCCATATAACGCCGCAATATCAACAGCCTCTGCAAATTATGGAACTACTGCAAATGGAAGTCCTAATCCAATCGGACAATTTTATATGGGCAATGGTGATTCGTTACGATACAGAATTACAGGAATTTACAATTCAGGGAAAGGCACAGCCACATGCACTACAAATGCAAGTTTTAGTTTTGTAACCATTACAGAATCTTGAAAGATTATTATGCTGACAAAAATTCACACTATTATTTATCGTAAAAATGACAAGCATCTAGTTGAATCAAGAGTTGCAATGTCTGATAACGCAAACCAACCAACATTAGAATTTTTGCTTAATGATTTTTGCGAGGCTAATGAATTGAATGTTGCAGATTACGAAGCGGTAGAGCTGTCTAGTCCTTTGCCTAAAAACATTTATTTTGGAAAGCACATCTATGATGCGGCAACTAATTCTGTGATTGTTGACCCAACATGGATTGAACCTCCTATGGTTGAAACCGCAAGCATTCCAGTTAGCGGAACATAATCAATGAACGACCATCCTGAAATTGCCGTTAGTTGCGTGTCATCTGTTTATGTTCGACAAATGCACTTCAAAAAAGCGGGTGACCTTGAGCAAGGTCATTCACATCAATTTGACCATCAAACACTCTTATCGCGCGGCTCAATAAAAATCACTCTAGAAGGTTTGGAAAATATATATCATGCACCGCATATCATTTTCATTCGAAAAGATCATAGGCACGAATTGGTTGCGTTAGAAGATGACACGCTGTGCTATTGCATTCATGCTTTGCGTGACGGTAATGATGTATGCGACATTATCCCTTCTGATGCAATTCCAATGGGCGCGGGTAGCGCGGAAGCTTTCACTGTTGCTAAAAGTTTGTTGAGCAATTGTGATATTTAATTATTTAATTTTTATGGAACCAGTTGAAACTAAGCTTGCAGTCCATGAGGCAATTTGCGCAGAGAGATACAGCAAGATCCAAGACACACTTAAAGCGGGTGATAAGCGCATGTCTAAAATTGAATATTTACTCTACGGTGTAATTACTGCTGTTTTATTCGGACCCGGTGTCGCAGCTGAATTTGTAAAAAAACTGCTCGGAATTTAGTTAGTTGAATTTCAAATTACTTGGAGTAATTTAATGTTTGATCTATTGGGCGGTGGAATTTTAGGTGGCATCTTTGGTGGTTTATTTCGAATGGCCCCAGAAGTACTAAAGTTCTTTGATAAGAAAAACGAGCGCGCCCATGAACTGATGATGTTTTCAAGGCAATGTGAGCTTGAGCAACAACGCGGTCAGATGCGATTGGCTGAAATAGGTGCTCAGAGAGAAGCCGCAGTAGACGTTGGTGTCATGGATGCTTTCAATGCGGCAATCCATCAGCAAGCCGATATGGTCAAAGCAGCTGGTGGATGGGCCGCAAGTTTGTCAGCTTCAGTCAGGCCGGTGGTTACTTATTGGATGCTATTGATCTGGTCGTTTGTTCATATTTGGTTTGCTTGGAACGCATGGCTCGCAGGTGCACAAGCCACCGAGGTGTTTAAAACAATGATGTCACCAGATTTCTCAGCTCTTTTGGCTGGGACAATAAATTTCTGGTTTTTAGACCGTACTTTGAAGCAACGCGGACTATGAACCTAGAGTTAGCCGCAGCCCTGTGCCGTCAGTTTGAAGGCTACCGCGCCAAGCCGTATTTATGTCCGGCAGGCGTGGCTACCATTGGCTATGGTTCTACCTACTACGCAGATAAACGCAAGGTAACTTTAGAAGATGCACCGATGGATGAACCCACGGCACGGGCGCTTTTGATGATTGAGCTTGAGCATACGTACCTGCCCGGTGTTTTGCGTAACTGCCCGATCTTGGCTACAGATGAGCGGAAGTGCAACGCAGTCGTTGACTTTTGCTACAACCTTGGCACTGGTCGGCTTCAGACTTCAACTTTGAAGCGAAAAATCAATGCTAAGGATTGGGAAGGTGCAGCTGAGCAACTGATGCTTTGGACCAAGGGCGGTGGGAGAGTTTTGCGCGGATTAGAAGAGCGCCGAAAGGCAGAAAGCTTGCTTATTTTTTGATCAAAATTTGAGTTTTGGGGAACAACTCATTTTTTGGGGAACAAACCATACAAACAAAAAAGGCCTCACATCTCTGTAAGGCCCTGATTTCATTCACTAATCTTGGCTCCTCGACCTGGGCTCGAACCAGGGACCTACGGATTAACAGTCCGGCGCTCTACCGACTGAGCTATCGAGGAATATATTCGGTTTGTTAGCTTAAAAGTACACAGAAATTCAGAGTCTTTAGG